TATTATATTATATTATATTATATTATATTATATTATATTATCTAATCTTATTCATTAAATAAAATATGAAATTACTTATTAAAAAACTATATCCTGATGTTGTTACCCCATCTTATGGGAGTGAATTCGCAGCGGGTTTAGATTTGAATGCGGATGGGGAATATATAGTGTCGGCAAAATCAAGAAAATTAATCAATATTTGTGATTGAATAATTTGTCTAATATCATTCAAATCCATTCCATCTCTTATGTCTAAAAAATGTAATCTTACATTTGGATTTGATTTTGAATATCTTACAACATCTTTGTCATTAATCTTTTCAGTAACAAATTCTGATTTAAACATTTCAAATAAATCATTAATATAAGTATCTCTTTTATTTGTTTGTTTATTTTTTATTTCACTTGTACTGATTTCTAAAAAAAAATCTATTTGCTCATTTGCATTGATAATTTGTTTGTACATATATTGTGATATATCCATACTATCAAATGAATCGCATCTTGTTTGTTCATCTAATCCATAATGTTTATCCATAAATATAGTTATTTTTTTTTCGTCACCATTTATATTTCCTTCCATACAACAGTAATTTATTGGGCCATTTATATTTTGTGTTATCATTTATATATATTAATTATACACATTTTATATTTATATTTATTAAATGATTTTACTTTTACACATAAATAAATATTTTAATAAAAATTATTATTTATATGATTTACTGACTTTGAGGGGATTTTTTCATGTTTTTCAACTCTCTCTCAAATACATTTGTTTTTCTTCTGGAGCAATTAATTAATTATATGCTTTTATTCTTTTTAATTAAAATAGCTAAAAAATACATAAAATATAAAGTATATAAGAAAACAAAAAATAAATAATTAAAAATATAAATTTATATTTTTAAGCCAGAAAATATTATTTTTAGCTATTTTTTAATAAATATTTTAGCTATTTTTATTTTTTAGCTAAAAATAATTATATAAAAACAATTTAAATAAATAATTATATAAACAAATATAAATATGAAAGAATATATTTGTGATATATGTGATAAAAATTTTTATAATCAAAAGTCTCATTATGAAGCACATTTAAATAAAAAAAAACCATGTAAAAAAAAACATGAACCAGTTCTCCAATCTCCTCCGCAAAACCTCCAAACTCCTCCACAAAATATTCAAGAAAATCATATATTATTAGAAAAAGAAAATAAAATAATCCCCATATGTATTCAAATTAAAGAAGATATTAATGATAATAACAATAAATATGAATGTGAATATTGTCAAGCAAATTTCGTTAAAAAATTTAATTTAACAAGACATCAAAATGGTAGATGTAAGGAAAAACAAAATAAAGACAATGAATTTAAAATGATGAATCAAATTAAAGAGCAATTGGACGTTTTAATAAAACAAAATGAAGAATTAAAAAAAGACAATAATAAAATTAAAAAAGATTGTGAAAAATTTAAAAAACAATTAAAAACAAAAAAAATTCCAGACTCAAAAATTAACATCGTTAATAATGTTGTAAATAATAATAACAATATTATAAATAATAATCAAAATATAGTTAATTTTAATAATATGGATTATTCAAATATAGATAAGAAATTATTTATTAATCCACTTCTAAATATGAAATTGTATGGGAAAGAAATAATTCTTAAAATGGTTGAAAATATTTATATAAATGAAACTCATCCTGAATATCATAACCTTATAATCACAGATAAAAATCGTGGATATGTAAAAATATATAATAATGGTAAATGGAAAACAAATGATGTTGGAATAATAAATTCAGTTCTAGATGGAATTATTGAACATTCAAAAACTATTTTGGATGAATTATTTGAAATATATGCTAATAATTCAAATGCTAAATCACGATTATCAACATCAAATAAATATGTTAAATTATGTGATTTAGAATATTTGGCAGATTTGGAAGATGAACAAGAGCAAGATGAAATAAACAATAAAGACAAAATTAAAAGATGTAAAGATTTCAGAGAAATGGTTTATAAAGATACTATAAATTTATTTCACGATAATAAAAATATTTTATTAAAGGCCAAAAATAGTAAAATAATTGAAATTTAATATGGAATAAAAAATGATTTAATATAGATATACATTTATTTAATAAATATATATTTGAATGTATTTTATGAATTTGATTAAAAATGTTACTTTAACTATATATGCACTAAGTGATATATATAATTTATTGTCATATGCTAGAGTTAAAACATTTATTGAATCAAATAACCCTAATCCAAATTTAACTATTGTTTCGGGAGATTTTATTAGTCCTTCCAAATACACTAATATTGATGGAGGTAAAACTATTATGGATGTATTTGATTTGGTTCCGATTGATATAGCCAGTTTTGGAAATCATGAATTTGATATAGACCCTGTCAAATTAAATTCAAGTCTTAATTTGAATTTGAAAACTACATTTATATCAACCAATATCAAATATATTGCAAATACTTTGGATTATTGGATTTATCACGATGAATTAACTGATTTAAAATTAGGTTTTGTGGGATTGTGTGGGAATGATTTTTATCAAAAATATCCAATTCAATTTGTTACGGACATAAAAATTAACCAAACACTCAATTATATTAAAGATGTTCATAAACCAGATTATTTGATTGGGTTAACTCATATGGATTTGAAATTAGATTTGGATTTGATTGATTTATTTCCTCAAATTGATTTAATTTTGGGAGGTCATATACATTCGTATGATTATTCTAAATATAAAGGAGTTCCTATTATTAGGACTGGGGAAAATGCTGAATCAATTGGACAAATTGACTTTTATTCCGATAAGTCATATGAAATCAATCTGATAGATATATCTAATCTAATCCCACATAAATCTATTAGACAAATATATTTGGATGCTGAAAATAAATTAAATCAATTTAATAATGTTATTCTTTTTAATTTGAATTTATCATATTCAACTATTAATGTCAGAACCAAACCAGAATCATTCCCCAAATTAATTTGTTCATTAATAACAAAGTATTCAAATTCAGATATAACAATATTAAATGCTGGTATTTTTAGAAAAACTACAATATTTAATTCCAATATAACTTTTGGTGATTTAAAATCAATTTTACCTTTTGAAGATACTGTGGTGCGAATCCAAATGGATTTAAAAGATTTGGTTGATGGAATTGAATATGCAAATACAAAATATAAAGGACAAGGGGGGTATATCCAATCCGATAATAGTATTGATTGGATTAAAAATACTTATTGGCAAAATAAATTTATTAATGTTACCACAACAAAATTATTATTAAAAGGAGTTGACCCAAATCCATATTTTACCAAATATTCAACTTCATTTAGTGATTTGGATGGGATACCAATACAAGATATTATAATATCATATCAAGGAATGACATTTTAATTTTGGTTATAATTTTTTATATATTGGATTTATATATAAATTATTTAAATGTCAGAAAAATATGATAAAATAATTTCTCTGGTCGATAAATATTATTACTTTGTTGCCACATCAAAGAAAATCTCTCTTATAAGTTCATCCAATGATTTAGTCGAAGCAAAAAAGCTAGCAATCGAAAAATTAGAACCCAAGATAGATAAATTTATAGGTAAAAAACTTATTTTTGTAAAAATTATTAATACATATAATAAATTTAAAAATAAAGATTCTAATGAATTAGGATTGGTAGGAGGCCCAATAGCTTTTGAATTTATGTCTGGACTAATTGAGAATAACAAAAAAATTAAAAATGAAAAAGAAATCGGTAATAATAAATATTATTTGTCAAAAAAATATATTAAAGAAAATATTGATGAGATATCAAACAAATTATCTAATGTGGTAAAAAAATATCTTAACGAATACAAAACTAAAAATTTTATGGATGTATCTATTTTATAAAAAGTTGATTTTGAATTAGAAATATTCATTATCAATATAGATATATACTTTTCCAATGGTTTTAACATTAATTCATAATTCCAAACAAATTGAAATATCAAATGCAGATGTTAAATTATATTCAGGGATAGAAGAGATAGAGATTGATTCAAATTTAAAAATTGATTATGATAAATTAAATTCAAAATTAATATGGAATTTAAAAAATTCTCCTGACAAAATTAAATTCAATAATAAAAAAATATACAACCATATTAAATTTTATAGTTTTTTTGGAATTAATCTTACAATAAAATTAGAACAAATTAAAAATAATAAGTATCAGACAAAAATTTATTATAAAAATAATCCAATTCATACTTGTAAAAAAACAATAGAAGCATATTTTAACTATTTGGTATTTACTAATTTAGAAGCATATCCTGAATTTAATTATTTATTTTATAGTGATGATGGTTTTTTTGATGATAATAAAGTTATTATTGATACAATGGAATCCAACAGTAAAAGTAATGAAAGATTTGATATGAAAATATACTTTAAAAATATTAATAAATCATTTGGATTAGAATGTTTTGAAAAACATCATTGGGATAAATTTGATTCTGATAATAGATTTGAGATTTCAAGAATTCTAAATAAAAACTATTGTGAAAGAGATGTAAGATTTATAGTAATTTTTTGGTATGGGGATATATTGGATTCACAAAAATTTAATGACAAATTCAAAAATATTGTTATGGAAAATTTTAATCTTCATAACAAAACAAAAAAAGATTATTGTATTGAACATCTTTCCAAATCAATTTCAAATAAAAAATTATGCGAAATTATTTATGATTCATATAATAATATAGGTGAACCTGTAATTAGTATAAACACAATTAATGATAATTTTATATTTACAAAAAATGGTAAAAAAAAGTATTTGGAACATTTTATGACAGATTTAGAAAATAGATACGAATATACAAATTCAAATGAATATGACATTGATTTAGATTTAGATTCAGATTCAGATTCTGGTTCAGATTCTGGTTCAGATTCTGGTTCAGATTCGAATTCTAATTTGGATTTGGATTCAAAAAAAGATTTTATAAAAAAATATATTTATGAAAAAAAATTAACATTTGATGGATTATCAGAATATTTAATGGGATTAGGATATGGAAATTTTTTAGCTTCTCAATCTGATAAATTTAAAGTTAGAGATTGGTTTAAAAATATTCTATTCAATTTAATAAAATCTTTTGAAAATGGTTATGATGATTTAGACAAATTCACATATGAAAAAAATATTTTTGGATTAGATAATTTTGCACCAAATTATTAAGATAAATTTAATGAATAAAACTATTTTTATATTACAAAAGATTTAAATTTTTTTGTGTATTAAAATAGTTTTATTTATATTACACCTTTTTCGTTGAATATTGGGACACTTTATTCAACGAATCCAATGTAATTGCACTCATTTCGAGCTTGGTTGATACTTGACTCCCCGATTTTTAGTGTCATTTTTGATGGGAGTTATCACCTTTTGTTTGGTTTCGGCTTTTAATTCGCCTTTCTCTAAATCATAATCTCTTCTATATTTTAATAATCTTTCTTTTTTATCGAGATAATGATTTACTATTTTTATCATATTATTCACCGCATTATCATCACGGTTTATACATCCAATTTGTTTGTTTTCCATTTTATATGTTAAAACTGAATGTAATTTTCGTG